GAAGTATCTTCACCAATATCTTCTGGAAGCTGAGGATAGCCAGGCAGTGTTCCGATTACTATGGGTTGTTGTTTCTCTACAGCATCACGAAAGAAACCTATACACCAAGTTCCTTCAACAAGAAAGGGCGGTGTTGTTCCCATACCCTGCATAGATGGATCATGTATGGTGTGCATAACATGAGCCCAAGGTAATGCCTCAGTAGGAATATCATTTTTATCTTCTGTGTGAAAACCTAGACAACGAACACGAACTCTACCAAGTTTGGCTGGGTCATTTCTATCTTCTACGACTCCTGTCCACCAAACAAAGCCATCCATACCCATAAAGTAATTATTATTGGACATACAAATAGACTCCTTACAAAGTTATTTATAAGGAGCTACTATATCGTTATCGGCTGTATATATCTGTTATACTTGGTTCTTCGCCTAGTCTTTTTGACATTTTGATAGGGTCAGTGTCATACTCCTCTATAAAGTATGGTTCATCATTCCCATCCTTGCTAGGTTCTCCGTTATCATTTAATTGATGTAAGGTTTCAAAAGCTTCTTCTTGATTCAAGTTATCGTGGAGAACTTGCTTTTTGCAAATTCTATATTTGATCAGAATCTTACTCCTCTTTTAACATGGAGAATATATTTATACAATAAGCTAAGTGGAGAAAAAAATTCTAACTACTATAGGACTATCGGCCCTCTAGGAGTGGCCTCAATACTCTAGGTATTACCCATCTTCATTCAAATTTGTTTTCCCATTCTTAGCTTCACACAATGGCTCACTGTTCCATGTGTCAATATAGTCTACTCCGTCCTCAGCATATTTGCGAGTGTGAGTTTTCTTTACGACCATATTGGTTGTTTCGTTAATCTCATATGAGATAAGTTCTTGTTTAATTAAACCTTTTCTTGGTAACTCTAGTGTCATGTCCATCTCTTTCCAGTATCTTTATCAGCAGCTTCTTGCGTACTTAGTACTTGGTAGTTCCCTTTGTTATAGGCTTGACCTACGACATAATCACCGCTTACCACATTCGTCTTTCTCTTATAACATGGACTCCAATCCATGTCCTTTATATCTACCGTAGGTAACTGTTTTGAAGGCCGTTCCAGTTTTAGGGGGGCGGGCTCTTTTGCGACAGGTTTAGAAGATACTCCCATCTTCTTTAAAAACTTTTCATGTTCTTTCTGAGCTGCTTCCATACGCTTCGTCATTTTTCGCGGCTTTTTTCGCTTGTGATTCGTAGTCGTATAGTATACAGGTAATAAATGCATTCCACTCATATATCTTTAATTGCCTCCGTATAAATCATATCCATCATATTTAAAAAGGATTCACGATTCATATTAATTTTATATAAATTTATACCCGATGCTGATAATATACCAGCTATCAGAATAGGATCAACACCACTGAGAATTAATTCAGAGGTTAACTTATTATAAGTCTTGTGAGTTTCTAGTATATCCTCATCCATCACGAAACTTGAATAGCAATGTAAATACACAAACCAAGAATTACCAGCTTACCATAGTCTAGGTCAAACTGTGTACCCTCTCCATAAGACTTGTTCCATGTATTCTTAATATCCTTTAACAATTTCATATATCTAACTCCAACTGTACACCTTCACCTCTAAATATTTTCCATTCGTTTGCTGAGTTCTCAGGTGTAGTCCAACCAACCATGTTAACACCGCACCAAACGTAACCATGATGCATTTTATATACCTCATAGGCTTCAGTAACTTTCAGACCTTCATCCATGTGATTGTCCATAGCATCAATAAGCCACTCTACAGTCTTACCATAGAAGTTGGCTCGTCTTTCTAAAACAGTCATTGCACCTTTGATTTTCATAGTAGTACCTTTCTCTCTAAGATATACTTATATACTAACTGATTCTCTCTACTATGTCAATGCAATTCGCAAATAAAATTTCTCTTTGGATACTTATTACATTTATAGATTAGTGCAGCCGAATCAGTTTTAAGGCCCCCTGCTTATAGCAAGACACCTATTGCATATATAAAAGAGAGAAAAGCCCAACTTCCACCGCACACCATCATCATGGAACTTTCACCGTGCGCCAACCAACCTTAATGGACTTTTCTCCAAGTTAACTCTAAAAGGTGGGAGCACATGCAGTAGACAATTGTATCTCTAGCTAGTAATACTAGCGCCAGTCGTGCGCCCTGCACTCCACCTCGCCTTCTCGGCTACATCCCCCAGCATACCTCTTGGTGCAGCCAAACCTCTCTGTAACACTAGAGGGGGATTTACTCTGGCTATGACATCTCATAAGGATAGGGTCTGGGCCAGTTCTCTAGTGCCACCCCTAATCGCCACCGCGGGACATAGCTTTCAATTCATTAGGGGAGAACTTACTCGCGCTGTTTGTGTCCTTAGAATATCGTCAATACATCATCTCAATTCCCTCTCATTACTAATATACTATAACATGATTCGTTAGCGAAGTCAAGTGCCTTAGCTAATAGAACCCCAATACTGATATGTTGCAATAGATATAAGCTCATCTGCAGTAAAGCCTTCTTCTTCAT